GCCAATTTTTCACATGCGCAAGTATTGATGGGGGGGGTATCCCATGTCAGGTAGTCGGGGTCCGTTGCCGAAGCCAGTCCAGCTGAAGGTACTGGAAGGGAATCCGGGCAAGCGCGCGCTCGATTTGTCTGGCGGCGTCAATCCGCGAATCGAGATCCCGTCGCCGCCCCGGCACTTGAGCCCGGAAGCCCGCAAGGAGTGGAAGCGCATCACGCCGCTGCTGGAAGAGCTGGGCCTGATCAGCGGCCTGGACCGCACCGCGCTTGCGCTCTACTGCCAAGCCGCCGGCCGCCTGGCTGAGCTGGAGCTGGCCTTCGAGGGCAAGGTCTCCCGTTTTGTTGAAGCGGACAAGCAAGCGAAGGGCGGCAAGGGCGACTACGCCGAGGCCGTCTACCAGGCCAGCCGATCCACCACGCCCAGCGGCTACGAGCAGCAGAGCGTCATTGTGCAGTTGCTCGGCAAGCACCGTGAGCAGGTGAACCGCTACCTGATGCACTTCGGCCTAAGCCCGGCGGCGCGCGGCCGCGTGCAGGCTTCCAACTTCGTGTCCACCCAGGTGCCAATCCCTGGCTTGGAAGAGCCGGCCCAGTCGAACGTCAGCCGCTTCGCGCAGTTCGCCACCAGGGTGTGAACCGCTACGTCATCGCTGCGCACGAATATGCGCGGCGCATCCAGGCGGGCGAGATCCCGGCCTGCAAATGGGTGCGCCTGGCCGTGGAGCGCCAGGCCGCAGATCTGGCGCGCGAACCCTCTGCCGAATGGCCGTGGATCTTCGACGCCGCCCTGGCCACTAAGCCCTGCGACTTCATTGAAGGCCTGCCGCACATCAAGGGCAAGTGGGCACGCGAGCGCCGGCTGATCAAGCTGGAGCCCTGGCAGTGCTTCATCATCACCACGGTGTTCGGCTGGATTCACCGCGACACCGGCCTGCGGCGCTTCCGCGAGGCCTACATCGAGGTGCCCCGCAAGAACGCCAAGTCAACGCTGTCCAGCGGCATCGCCCTCTTCATGCTGGCCGGCGACGGCGAGCACGGTGCCGAGGTCTACTCCGCCGCCACCACCCGCGACCAGGCACGCATCGTGTTCGACGATGCCAAGGCCATGGCCGAGCGCACGCCGGATCTGCGCACCTACCTGGGCGTGGCCATCCTGCAGCACAGCATCACGGTCGCGGCCACCGCCAGCAAGTTCCTGCCGCTGGCGTCCGAGGGCAGCACGCTGGACGGACTAAACATCCACTTCGCCTGCATCGACGAGCTGCACGCGCACAAGACGCGCGCCGTCTATGATGTGATCGACACCGCGCGCGGCGCCCGCGAGCAGTCCCTGCTGTGGAACATCACCACCGCCGGCAGCGACCGCAGCGGCATCTGCTACGAGCGCCGCACCCACATCACCAAGGTGCTGGAGAGCGTGATCGATGACCCGAGCATGTTCGGGATCATCTACACCATCGACGAAGGCGACGACCCGCTGCTGCCCAGCAGCTGGGCCAAGGCCAACCCGAACTGGCTGGTCTCCGTTCTGCTGGACGACATGGAAGCCGCCGCCCGCAAGGCCGCCGCCATGCCGTCGGCGATGAACAACTTCCTGACCAAGCGGCTCAACGTCTGGGTTAGCGGTGAGAGCCCGTGGATGGACATGGTGGCCTGGGCGCGCTGTGCAGACGTCTGCATGAGCCTGGCCGACTTCCAGGGCGAGCGTTGCTTCATGGGCCTGGACCTGGCGCAGAAGAAAGACTTCGCCGCCCTCTGCCTGGTGTTCTACCGCGAGGGCATTTGGTACGTGTTCATCCGGCTCTACCTGAACGAGCTGGCGGTGCATGAGAGCGGCAACGCCCATCTGAGCGGCTGGGCCAGGCAAAACTATGTGCAGGTCACAGATGGCGACATCACGGACTTCGACGTGGTGGCCGAGGACATGCGCAGCTACTGCCGCCAGTTCGACGTGCAAGAGATCGCCTTCGACCCGGCCCTGTCCATGTACTTCGCCGGCAAGCTGATCGAGGAAGGCCTGCCGCTGGTGGAGATCACCCAGCGCGCGATGTTCTACACGCCGCCGCTGATCCAGGTGGAGAACCTGGTGCTGGAAAAGAAGCTGAAGTTTGACGGCAACCCGGTCATGACCTGGATGGTCTCCAACCTGGTGGTCAAGATTTCCAAGTTCAACGAGCTGCGCTCCCCGACAAAGGAGCGCGAAGAAAACAAGATCGACGGCCCCATGGCCATGCTGATGGCCCTCGGTCGTGCGCTGGCCAATGACACCGGCGAAATCCAACAAGGCTTTGTAGTACTTCAATGACCCACATCAACCTGGACGTAACGCGCTACACCTCGCGCGCGCTGGCGCAGTGGGCCGCGTCACGCCCGGGCTTTGCCGAGCGCACCGGCTACGAATCCACTGTCGGCACCACGCTCCAGGTCAGCAACCAGCGCACCTACCCGGTGGTCAGCTCCGACAGCGGCGCCATGAAGGAGTTGTTTCAGCCCATCCTGTCCGCCAGCGGTTTCCCGGTGAACGAGCGCTCGGCCATGATGGTCAGCACCGTTTACGCCTGCATCCGCATCAACGCAGGCGCAATGCTGCAGCTGCCCTGTAACCAGTACACCGAAGACAAGGAGGGCAACCGCGACCAGGTGCGCAACAGCAGCCTTTGGTGGCTGCTGAACGAGCAGCCGCACCCCATGTGGACGGCCAGCAACTGGAAGGAGTGGATCGTCCGCTGCGTTGCCTTGCGCGGCGACCAGTACACCCGCATCTTGCGCAGCAGCGCGAACAAGGGTGGCCAGGTCACCGGCCTGGAGCCCTTGCACCCCGACTTCGTCATCCCCCGCGTCTGGGTTGCCGACGACGGCAGCAAGCGCCTGGTGTACGACATCCTGGACCGCTTCACCGGTCAGGTGGACACCGTCGACCAGGACGACATGCTGCACTTCACCGGCCTAGGCTTTGACGGTGTGCGCTCGCTCAGTGCCATCACCTACGCAGCGCGCCAGGCCGTAGGCAACAGCCTGGCCGCCGCCGAGTACACCGGCCGCACCGTGGGCGAGGGCGCCATGCCGCAGATCGCGCTGAAGTTTGCCAACAAGATGACGAAGGAGCAGGCTCAGGCCCTGCGCGAGAGCTTTGTCGCCACCTACTCCGGCGTCGGCAACCGCAAGTTCCCCCTGGTGCTGACCGAGGGCGGCGATGTCAAGCAGCTCAGCATCAGCCCGGTGGATATGCAACTGCTGGAGATGCGCAACTTCGAGTCCACCGCCATCAACGAAGTCACCGGCGTGCCGCCCGTGCTGATCGGCAAGACCGAAAAGGTCAGCGCCTGGGGCGCCGGCATCGAGCAGATCACTCTGGGCTATGTCAAGTTCACCGTCAAGCCCATGGCCAAGGTCTGGCGCGACGAACTGAACCGCAAGCTGTTCCGCCGCGCCGGCCAGTACGTCGAGTTCGACATGACCGACCTGCTGCGCGGCGACAGCAAGGCGCTGGCCGAGTTCTACAAGGCAGCGCTCGGTGGCCCCGGCTCTGGCGACGGTTGGATGTCGCAGAACGAAGTGCGCCGCCTGCAGCACCTGCCGCCCAAGGCCAACGGGGACACCCTGTTCAAGGCCCAGGCCGGCACCACCGCCAAACCCACCAAACCCGACACCACGGACGGAGAACCCGCATGAAACTCAATCACCTGATGCAGCTGCTGAAGGACAACGCCCGCGCGGAAGGCCCGGTGCCCATCCGCCAGGAAACCACCGACGCAGAGAGCCACGTCTATGTCAACGACGTGATCGACAGCTACTGGGGCGCCAGCGCCTCAGCGCTGATCACCGCCCTGGCAGCCGTGGGCACCGACAAGGTCACCCACCTGCACATCAACAGCCCAGGCGGAGATGTGTTCGAGGCTCGCGCAATGGCTGCGGCTGTGGTGGCTCATCAAGGCACCGTCGTCGCGCATATCGACGGCATCTGTGCCAGCGCCGCCACTTACCTGGCCCTGGCCTGCAACGAGGTCCGCATGACCGATGGCGGCCTGTTCATGGTGCACAACAGCTGGACGTTTGCCTACGGCAACAAGAACGAGTTGCGCGAGACGGCCGACCTGCTGGACAAGATCGACGGCACCATCGCCGCGGACTACCAGCGCAAGACCGGCGCCAGCGCCGAGCAGGTGGCCACTTGGATGAACGCCACCACCTGGTTCACCGCCCAGGAAGCGCTGGACGCCAAGTTCATCGACGCCATCGACTCCAACACCAAGCAAACCGACAGCAAGGCCCAGGCCCGCTGGAACCTGGCCGCCTATCCCAACGCCCCCAAGCAACCCGAGCCCAAAGAGCCCGAGCCCGATCTGGCCGCCCTGGCCGCCGCGCAGATCCAGCGCAACCGCAACCGCCTGCGCCTGGTCACCCCTATCTGACGCTCCCGCGTCGATACCGAGGCCGCTCACCCGAGCGGCTTTTTTTGTTCGTCTCATTCCTTGAAAGGTACATATGAGCATTCAAGCACTCCGGGAGCGCGTAGCAGCCTCCAACAAAGAAGCCAACGCCCTGTTGGCCGACAAAGGTTCTCAAGTCTGGTCGAAGGATGACCAGAAGAAGTTCGACGACCTGATGGACGACGTTGAGCGCACCCAGCGCCAGATCGCCGCCCACGAAAAGATGATCGCCAAGGACCGTGAAGAGAACTTCACCGATGTTGACGATCACCGCATCGACCGCAATGCCAAGAACGGCAAGCAGCTAACGCCCGCTATGAAGGCCCTGAACGTCTTCATGCGCAAGTCGTTCAAGGACATGACGGTGGAAGAAGCCCTGCTGGTGCGCAACACCATGAGCACCACCACCGGCTCGCAGGGCGGCTATAGCGTCGAGTCCGAAGTTGCCAACCAGTTGATTGACCTGCTGAAGGCCTACGGCTTCATGCGCCGCGTGGCCTCCCAGCTCAGTACCGCGATGGGCAACCCGCTGTCCTTCCCCACCACCGATGGCACGTCGGAAACCGGCGAGTGGATTGCGCAGAACACCACGGCCACCGGTGCAGACCCGACCTTCGGTACCGTCGCCTTGAACGTGTTCAAAGCCTCGTCGAAAGTGGTGGCCGTGCCGTTCGAGTTGCTGCAAGACAGCCAGATCGACATCCAGGCCATGGTGTTCAAGCGGCTGCGCGACCGTATCGGCCGCATCAGCAACGTTGGCTACACCACCGGCGGCGGCACCACTGACCCGTTCGGCCTGGTCACCCAGGCCTCGGTCGGTAAGACCGGCACCACCGGCCAGACCCTGACCATCATCTATGACGACCTGGTCGACATGGCGGACAGCCTGGACGCAGCCTACCTGTCGCACTCCGGCACCGACAAGGACGTCAACGGCCTTCCGTCCTGGATGTTCTCGCAGACGCTGCGCCGCGTCATCCGCAAGATCAAGGACACCGCCGGCCGTCCGATCTGGACGCCCAGCTACGACGGTGGCATGGGTGTTGGCATGCCCGACCTGCTGCTGGGCTATCCGGTCAACCTGAACAACGACATGCCCGTGCCCGCTGCCAATGCCAAGTCCCTGGCCTTCGGCCTGTTAGACCGCTACATGATCCGCGACGCCATGGAAATGACCATGTTCCGCTTTGACGATTCGGCCTACATCAAGCTGGGCCAGATCGGCTTCATGGCCTGGGCCCGCACCGGCGGCAACCTGCTGGACACCAACGCCGTCAAGCTGTACCAGCACAGCGCAACCTAACAACTGGCCGTTTCAGTTGTCTCCTGGCCGGCCCCACCAGGTCGGCCTTTGCCGGGCGCGTCGTAGTTGTCGCGCCCGGCATTTCTTAAGCCCCGCGAACTGGAGAACTTAATGCCCAAAAAACTCATTGCCCTGGAAATCATCGCTGCAGGCGCTTTGTCAGCCGACTCCGTGGCCATCGCCACCGGCGCTGAATTTGAAGCCGAGGACGCTCGCGCTGCCGTCCTGGTCAACGAAAAGCTGGCCCGTTACGCCGACCCTGAAGCGGCTGCGCCCAACACCAAGCCCGTGCGCATCCGTCTGCTGGCCGAGTGCTTGCATGGCAAAGTCAATGATGTGGTCACCCTGTCAGCAACCGCAGCACAAGAGGCCTTGGGCCTTGGCGTAGCAGATGCCGACAAAGCCGCCGTCGCCTACGCCCTGACCCTACCGCAAAACCAACCCGCCCAGTAAGCCCGGCGCCATGCAGACGTCTGCACTGCTGCGTGATGCGCTGCCCACCGGCAGCGCATTGCAGAGCAACGGGCCCCCCCCCCCCCCCCCCCACACAACCCCACCCGGACCCCCAAACAAAAAACAAA